CAACAAGGTCAATGCGTCGGCTCTCACCGGGCGCGCGGCGGCGACGGCCAATCCGGAAGTCGAAGCGATCAAGGCTCTTGTTCGGCAAGCGCAAGCCGGAACGCTGACGATTGACGCATTCAAAGTCAAACTGAATGACCTTTCGAAGAACTTGCAAACGCCGGAAGGAATTCAACTCGCGGCGTCCATGGACGATCTCGCGACGAAGTTCGTCAAGGCGTTTACCGCTGCGGCGGAAGGCGGCAAGATCGCGAAAGACCTTGGCTCCGGCCTGTCCGAAGCCGCAGTAGCGGCGGACTTCTACGCGAAGAACATTCAGGGCGCGAAGGATGCGACCGACAAGCAGGCCGAAGCCGCAGCGGCGGCAGCGGCTTCGCAGCAAGCGTTCTCCGAAGCCATTGCGAAATTGACTGACGACTTCCCGGCTTTGAAGAAGCAAGCGGAAGACGTGAAGAAGGTCATCGATACACTTGTTGACGCCTTTCACGCTTTCAGCGCTGCGCTGGACACAAAGTCGATTACGCAGATGGCCGGGGTTCTCGCGTCCCTCGGCACAGGCGGCCCGCTGGCCTTCATGCAAGCCCTTTCGGAAGTCGGTAAGGGCGACTTCTCGAAACTCGGTCAAGTCTTCTCGACACTCGGTCAGGGCTTGGGATCGCTCGTCAAAGGCGGCAACACTGGCGGCGCAATCGATCTGTCAGGCGTGAAGGGCGCGGTCGATGCGGCTTCGACTATCATCAAACAGTTCGAAGGATTTATCAGCACGTCGAAATTCGACGTGAACCATTTCCGCGTCGGCTTCGGCTCCGATACCGTCACCCTGTCTGACGGATCGGTCCACGAAGTTGTGCAGGGCATGACTACTTCGGTCGAAGATGCGAACCGCGATCTCACGCGGCGCATTGGCGATATCATGCTCAATCTGCAAAAGACTCTTGGGCCTGATACGTTCAACAAACTCACCGACGCGCAGAAGGGCGTTCTCGCTTCGCTGGAATACAATTTCGGCAAGCTTCCCGATAGCGTGGAACAGGCGATCAAGAGCGGCGGCACGGACGCGCAGATCGCGGACGCTATTCGCGCCCTTGGGCAAACGCAGGATGCGATCAGCAAGAACCTGACTGGCCGCCGCAATCAGGAAGCAGCGACATTCGCTGGCGATCCGCAAGCGTCACTCGACAAGCAGTTGGCTTCGCAAGCGGAGATTACGAAGCAGATTGCGGAAGGCAACAAGCTTATCGAGAAGCGGATTCAGGACGGCACGTTTGAAGTTCAGAATTTGCAAGAGACTGCCCGGCAGCAGGCAATCAACAAGGCTTTGTATGAGGCGGAGAACACCGCCAAGGAACACGGCCTTACCCTGACTGACGAGCAGAAGTCGAAGATCGCGGAGCTTGCCGGTCAGCAGTTCGATTTGCAGAACAAGGACAAGGAAGCGTCGAAGCAAAAAGAGGAAGTCGAAAAGCGCGTCAACGACCTTTATCAACTGCGCAAGGAATTGCAGGATCAAATTCTGTTCGCGCAGCAGCAGGGCGACAACACGAAGGCTGCACAACTCAAGGATCAGTTGGCCGGGACCGACGCGCAATTGAAGACTGCGATCAACGACGCGCTCGCCTTCTATCAGAAGATGGGCGGCGACGGCGCTGATCTGGCAATCGCGAAACTCAACACCATGGCGAACTCCATTCAGGAAGTTCATCACGGTTTGATCGACGCGAAAGAAGCGAACGACGATCTTGTCAATGGGCTGGTGGACGCATTCACACAGTCCGCGCAGGCCATTGCGCAAGTCATCGGCGGCACTCTAAGCCTCAAGGATGGACTCAAGGCCGTGGGCCAAGCGTTCCTGCAATTCGCCGGGAACTTCCTTTTGCAGATCGGCCAGATGATCATTAAGCAAGCGCTGTTCAACGCTCTAGCGGGCGGCGGCAGCGGTACGGGCGGTGTGGGCGGGTTCTTGGCTTCCCTGTTCCATACCGGCGGCGTAGTGGGGCAGGGAGTCGCCGCGCAGCGCATGGTTGACCCGCGCGTGTTCTCTTTCGCGCAGCGCTTCCATGGCGGCGGCATTCCCGGCCTCAAGCCGAATGAGGTTCCGGCGATCCTCAAGAAGAATGAGGAAGTGCTGACTCAGAACGATCCGCGCAACATCATCAACGGCGGCCTTGGACTGGCGGCTTCGCAGGCAGGACCTTCCGGCGGTCAGGTGAAGATCATCAACGCTTTTGATCCCGCCAGCTTCCTATCCGAAGCGCTCAAGAGCCGGGAAGGCGAGAAGGCGATTCTCAATTTCGTTCGGTCCAATCCGGCAACATTCAAACAAGCCTTGGGGAAGTGACATGGCCTATCTTAGCAACTACATTCTCGACAATGGACTGGCAGCGCTTGCGGACACAACGCAGCTTTACATTTGTTCGGCGGAACCGACGAGCTTCGCAGAAGCAACCAGCTTCGCCCTCGGCAACAAAGCGTCACCGGCCTTGCAGCCAATCGCGGACGCTACCCCGGATGGCCGTAAGGTCGTGATCTCGGCCTTCACGGACGGCACGGTGAACGAAGACGGGACGGCGGTCTGGTGGGCGCTGGTGGACACGGTTAATAGCCGGTATCTGGCCGGGGCAGATATCACCCCAAACCAAGCTGTCACGGCGTCAACTTCCTTCTCTTTCACGGCTACGGCCATCCGTATTCCGGCGGCGGCCTAGACCATGACCGGGATCGTCACAGGAGCGCCTACGCTGGACGCGGCGGTCGTCTACGACTTCGTGCCCGGCGAAGTCACCGCAGGCCGTCCAGCGCTCGATTTGGGCCGTCTAGGGCCGCCCGCGCGGGATTGCTGGCCCTTCCGGATCAATTGGGATCAGAATGTCACCGAAACGGTCGAATTCCGGACGGAGATCATCACCACAAGGTCAGGCCGGGAACAGCGCCGGGCGCTCCGGGCGAAGCCCCGGTGGCGCTACGACTTCTCCGGATGGGAGAAGGGCGACAACTACCGGAAGTTGAACAACCTACTCCGCAAGAGCGGCGGGCAGCTATGGGCGGTCGCGCACCCGGCGGACTGGACGGCGCTCGTTGCCGAAGCCGCAGCCGGGGATAACACGGTCGCCGTGGCGGAGCTTCCCGAATGGGCGCAGGACGGCGTTTGCGCGATCCTTGAGTGGGGCCGCAATCAACGCGAGCTTGTCCGTATGCGCGAGTTCGCTTCGCCCGGCACGATCACGATTGATGCTGTTCTGGTGAACACCATTCCAGCCGGGGCGAAACTCCGCCGGGCGATGTATGGTGTCATCGGAGCGCCCTTCACACAGAACGTTCGCACGACTGACGTGTCCGATTATTCGCTGACGTTCAATGCAAACCCGGATGGATTCTACGCCATGCCGGAAGGAACACCTTACCCGACCTATGACGGCTACGAAGTCTTCGCGGAACGCCCGAACTACGACAAGGCGATCCAATTTGATTTTGACCCGCAGTACGAACAGATCGATTACGGGTTCGGCAGAGTCGAAACGTTCACGCCGAAGAACACTTCGATTGACACGCGCCGCATGTCCTTCCTCGGCAAGACGAAGGCCGAAGCGCAAGCACTGGTGAAGTTCTTCATCCGGCAGAAGGGGCAGCGCGGCGAATTCCTGATCCCGACATGGAGCAACGATCTCAAGCCTTCGTCTATCGGCGTGAACACGCTCACGTTCACCGACGACACCGCGAAGCTTTTGACTAACGGCCCGTTGTACGAATATGTGTTCTTCAAGCTGGCGAACGGCAACTATATCGTGAACAAGATCACAGGGGCGGGCGGATCGACGGTATCTTTGCTGGACGACATGAGCTTTCCGAGTCAGCCGGTGTTTGTGTCGCTCATGTCGCGCAGCCGCTTCGCAACCGACTCATTGGCCGTGGACTGGCGGACTGGCACCGTCGCTGAAATTGTGTTTACGTTCCGCGCCGTGGAACAGGGAGTTTGATCGATGGCGTTTTCCACAGTTGAGGAAAGCGAATATTCCGGCGAGCCGGTACAGCTTTTTGAATTCCGCTACGGTGACGACGCCAAGGCGGTTTTCCGTTACACCGATTGCGAAGACGCGCTTGAGGTTAGCGGCAAGCACTACAAGCCGATCCCGGTTTCGCGGGCCAACATCGTTTCGAACGGCACGTTCGACAAGACGACCATGGAAGTTCGCTTGTCCGGTCAAACCGACATTGGCCTTCTCTACAAAGGCTACCCGCCCGCGTTCGTGGTGACGCTCACGATCTATAGCGGCCATTTGAACGACATGAATTTCATCGTCATTTGGAGCGGCATCGTGCGCGGCGGCGGTCCTGCCGGGCATGAGATCGTGCTGACGTGCGAACCGATCTCCGCGTCCATGAAGCGTAACGGCCTGCGGCGCTGCTATCAGTATGGTTGCCCGCTCGTCCTATACGGGCTCCAATGCAACGCAGACAAAGACTACGCGACCGTCGATGCGGTCGTGGCTTCTTTGACGGCGCAGACCGTGACACTGGTGACAGGCTGGAACGGCGCTTTCGACGTGTCGAAGTTCATCGCCGGTACTGCGGAGTGGACGAACGACTCCAACAATCTTGAAATCCGTACGATCAACAACGTCCTCGGTGACACGCTGAATTTGAAAGGCGTCACACGCGGGCTTCATGTCGGTCAGACAATGCAAGTTGTTCTAGGGTGCAACCATCAAGAGTCGGATTGCATGAACTTGCACAAGGAAAAGATCACCGGCTTTTCGAACATCGTCAACTTCGGCGGCGATCCTTGGATTCCGACCGACAACCCCACAGGCAAGAGTCAGAACTAGGTGGATCATGGTTTGGTTTCTCGGTCTTCTTATCGGTCTGCTTCTCGAAGTCGTCGCGTATCTTATTCTGCCGAAACCGCAGCAGCAGAAGCCGCCAGCGGCGCAGGACGCGGACAATCCGGTCGCAGAAGCCGGTAAGCCTATCCCGGTCGTGTTCGGAACCATGACCGTTCAAGGGCTCAACATTCTTTGGTACGGTGACAAGTCGAAACGGACCTACAGCGTGAGCGCGTGACATGGAAGAACGTATCACCATCACCGATTGCCGCCGCGCCGGGCATTGCTCGCGCGGCATAAAGAACTGGTTCGAAGATCGCGGCTTGGATTTCAAGGCGTTCCTGCGCAATGGAATCCCGGTTGAAGAATTTCTTGCAACCAATGACGGATATGCGCTTGAAATTGTCCGCAAGAAGCGGGCGGGGGAATTAAATGGGTAAGAAGGGCGGCCAAGAGCAACAAGTCACCGACTACTATATGTCGTTGCACTACGGCATCGCGAGCGGCCCGGCCAAGCTGCTTGAATTGAAGATGGCCGACAAGATCATGTGGAAGGGGCAACTCGATAAGCGTACCGCTATCGGGATCAACCAGCCGCAATTGTTCGGCGGCAACAAGTCGGAAGGCGGCGCAATCGGCATGGCCGAATTCTTCCCCGGTGACGCCGATCAGAAGATGACGACTTTCCTCGCGCAGAAGTACGGTCGTTCGCCTACAACCATGACCGGCTATCGCTATATTTCGTCGTTCGCCTTGACCGAACGCGCGGCGTCTTCGGCTTTGCTGGAAGGCATGGACCTTATCAGCAATCCAGTTGGATCGAACACGCGGGCCGGTTTCAACTATTCGTCCAACTCGCCGTATCTCCGCGATGTTGCCGCGAAGATCAGCCGCATATTCACCGGCTGGAATTCTGACAAAGCCGCGATCAATCACGCGAAGTACGGCACCGTCAGTCCAATGGCGATATATTTCCTGATCGATCAGGAATTCAGCATCCTATCCGCGTCATACGATGCAATGCGGCAAGCCATGGTCGCGGCGCTGGACGAGATCAAATCGTTCAAGACTCGCAACCCGGACACTCGGTTCGACTTCGGCGCGACACTGGTAAACTCGTTGTTCTTTCCTTGGACCGAAAACGGCCATATCGCGTATCACGACATTTCCCTCGCGGACATTGAAGAAGCGAAGACGTGGTGCCTGACGCACACGCGGATCAACGGCGGCACGGACTACCGCAAAGGTTACGAGAATATGATGAACTTCTTCACTACCACAGTGAGGGATTTCATCGACGGCGATCCGAACGCCGATGTTTTCGCCCGGCGCGTGGCGATCATGCCGTGCAACAACAATCATTTTTACCAGCACTTCCTAGACGCGGGGAAACACTGGTGGATAGACTTCTTCTTGCAGGACTTCGGCGCTGACATTCAGGATCAAACTGGCGGCACCTACGCGATTTCGAAATACTCGCAAGTCGATTGCTACACTATCGACTACTCGCACAGTCAGTACGAAATTGACCACGAAAGCGATTTCACTTTCGTTGACACGTTCCGCAACCAGCCGCGATATCCGACGCTCAAGTACGACGACAACCAAGGCATCATCGATCAAGTCTTGGACATGATTAGGCCCAAGAGCAACGAGCCGGATATGAACCCGGCGCACATTATTTACGAATGCCTG